TTTGGTCTAGCAAGACCAACGGATAATTCACCACAGATAAGTGTATCATCTACAGAGAGCTTCATACCAAAGTTCTCAGAAAAGAAAGCGGAAGCATCCGCTCTTATCTTCTCACTATCCATATCATTCATCAACCCAATTACATTATCATCGCCCTGTACTATCAATCCAACCTTCTCAAGATGGTAATGTATAAAGAATTCATGCCAAATGATGCAATTAATGAGACTATCCAAGAGAGCAGTAAATCCACTCCCTGAGGGTATACCATTAGGTACCAAAACAGTCCTCCCAGATGGTAGGACCAACCTGGTATTACATACTTGGTCTTCTAACCAGTCTAGAAGAATGTATTCCTTGGACCAAGTATTATTCAGATCAAAGCAAAATCTAATCATCTGAAACGCTCTTCTTATCAAAAATGCCGGAATAGTACCGTCATAAAAAGAGAAGTCCCCTATGATCCATTTGTCAAACTTTGAAAGTTTTTGATATACAATAGCTGGATCGTTACTAAACTTATTCAAACCATTGCAAATAGTATGCATAATGTCGTGCAAATGCACGCACAATGGTTGCACAAAAGACGAAGAAAGTAATGGTTCATGTGAGTCAGCCACCCAAACTGCTCGACCAACAGGCTTTCCTAATGAAACCTTTTCTTCGTGCTTTTGATATGTATTCAGTTTAGTTCTCCCAGCTAGAGAATATCTTGGTATAAATCTACCATTTATTTTATGCTTCCAAAATGGATTGCAATTACTAAGTATGTATTTACTTATATCCCAAGCGAGTGCACTACACTCTCTCTTTTTCCTAAATCCCATCGCTTTGTAAGTTGGTCCAGGATTGGCATCCAAATTTAATTTAGCTAACCAAGCCCCTTCCTCAAGTCCTGTCCACTTAACACACCCTTTCGACAGTCCTATTCTTTCACAAATTTCTGGGATAGAAATCTTAAAGTCAAAATTTGACTTATATATTTTATCATGGTTTTTGACCACTACTAGAGCATCATCTATGCTACCTCCTCTTCTGACCATATTGGTCATTTTAGCATACATTCTACTCTCTCCACCACCAATTACTTTCATGGTGCGAGCTAAGAAGACGTTCTCCGGGAGATCATCTTCTAAATCAATATTTGTATCTTGGTATTCGTCTTCAAGATATTGTAAGACTTCAAATTTATTTGATATCATTGTCCTTGCGGTTTTCTTTCGTTGGCGTACAGTATATTTATCAAGACAATTATCAATATCAAAGTCTTTCAACTGGAGTATCAAATTACTGATCTTCCGGCAATATCGATCCAATGTTAATAGCAGGGATGGTGCTGCTAATTTTAACCCCCGCAATACGTGGCCTGCGAGCAACTTCCTCACACTGAGAAAGGAAGGATTTGATACTAATTCTTTCGAAATTAGTACGAAAAGCACCATAGGCTTTCCTTTCTTCATTAGCTACTTTGTTTCCTCGGGCAGTAGCTAAATACGATTCAATGGTGAACCGCTCCTTCAAGCTTGGTAAAGACTCGAAGCGTGTTATGAGAGCAGAGCGCTCCATTGTAGATAGGGGTATTTCCCTAGCTTCAAGAACTGCCTTCCAAGGAGGGCATTTCTTATTTATTTCGACATGGAACATGTCGCGAGCAGTCCTCAATTGCTTGAGGCTGGTTAGAATGGCCTTTTCTTCGGCCAAAAATTTTTGATCGACAAGATGTCTTTCCCTGTCGAATTCTTGAAGAATGTTGTATCCATCCTTCTCCTCCCTACTTAAGTTAGGAGTCTTGGTCACTATCAACTTATTTCTGATAGTGTCGGAAATTTCAAGTGTATCAACAATTCCAGAAACAGTATCAAAGTAGGATCTCATGTTTTCAGGAACCTTGCTTTTGTAATCATCAACACTCTTGACTAGCTTCAAAAGTTTTACACTTTTCGAAGCTAGTTTTTTATCGAGAACCGCAGCCTCAGCAAATACACAGAAGCGCGTAACGGGCCAGTATTGAATGAGTCCTTCAGCAGCGGCCAACCGCTCGGACATATGTTTGCCTCTAATTGAGGCAACAGACTTATAGAAGTCTGCTTCATTAGTTGCCGGAACCCACTCCGGTAATGCTTTCCTCCACCATGGTGTGGAGGCATTTTCAATCGGCGAAGGTGCGCCACCCCTT